CGACGCCTGTCGCGCCGACGGCCGCCGCCGCGCGGGCGCTGCTGGCACCGATCACGTACCCGAGCGCTTCGGCTGCGCCCACCGCTGCGCCCGCTGCAGACGCGGCGGCGCCTGTGCCGGGCCGAGCGCCTTATTCGGCTGTTGGCTTCAACGACGGCGTCTCGCCCACAGGAGATCCCAACGACGGCAATGCGGGTTGGGGCAACTTGACTCTGGACCAACAAGCGCAATTTTACGCTCAACACCCCACGCTGGCAGCAATCACTCAGCTGGGCCAAACCCTGTTCGGGTATACCACGCTGGGCGCGCTTCAGAACGCAATGTACCCCGACTATGTCGCGGCCAACAAACTCTCCGCCAAAGGGTTGCAGCCGTCCAACTACGGCTACAATCAGGGCCTCGGCTACTCCTCGCTGGGCAATGCAAACGTCGATCAATACGTTGCCGCGACCGACACCCCCGGCATCTTCAGCGCGCCGGTCGGCGGTGTTGGATTGCATGCGACCCCGGCCGGTGGAATCGTCGGCGGCTTGGGCCTGAATCCGTCGGCTACGGGGATCGGCCTGACCACGGCAGGCGTCAATACGGCCAACCCCTTCGGTGACAGCGTTGGTGTTGGCGGCGACAGTGGCGGTTACGGTTCGCAAGGCGAAACCGCTCCCGGCGGCGCAGATTTCGGCAGCGACATCGGGTTCGACTCTGGCCCTTCACCCTCCAGCGATAGCGGCGGAATCGACGCGGGCTCTGCCGCGGCTGGCAGCGGCAGCAACGACTTGGCCCGTGGAGGCCGCGTGCGCCGCAAGTACGCTGAAGGTGGCGGCGTCGAGGTGATGGCCGACAAGTACGGGTTGGCCAATCCGACCAACCTCCCCAGCATCATGGGGCAACCCGCGCCGCAAATGTCGGTCGCGCCGCCGCCAGGGGCAGAGATGTCGATGGTTCCCCCGGGCGGCCCGGAAGCAATTCCTGCACAGCCGGCCGCGGCTGCGCAACCTGCGGCCGGTGGGCTGGAGGCGATGCTGGCCAGGTATTCCGCGCCGCAACAGTCGGTCTACGCTGCCGAACTCAAGGCGGCGCGCACCCGCGCCCAGAACGAAACCGACGCCTTCAACAAGATGTTGGAGCGCGCCATGACGGAAACCGGCGACAGCAAGCCCAGCAAAGCCGAGCTCTACTTCCGGCTGGCCGCCGCATTCGGCGCACCGACCAAGACCGGCGCGTTCACGGAAAGTCTCTCCGCCGCGGGCAAGGAGATGGCCGAACAGGCCAAGGCCACCCGCGAAGCCGCCAAGGCCGACCGCGCCGCGCGGCTGCAGCTGGGCATCACCGGTGCCAAGGCTCGCATGGAAGGCGCTCGCGACGAGCTCACCACGCTGCGCACGTTGGCGGGCGAGGAGATGCGCGACGCGCGCGCCCTGACGACCAAGGTCATGGAGCAATACATCAAGAGCGGCGAGCCCGAAAGCGCCGCGGGCAAGCAAGCCAAGGACGAAGGCCTCAAGCCCGGCACCCCGGAATATCAAGCGCGCGTCAAGACCATCGCCGATCAGAACGTCGAGCGTCAGACGACGCAGATCCAGTCGATGATCGCCCAGATGGGCGTGGCGCAGGCGCAGCTGGCGCTCGCGCAGGGCAAGTTCGGGCTGCAGCAAGAGCAAGCCACCAAGCTCACCCCCGCCGAAGTGAAGCTCAAGTCCGAAACCGAAGACGCCCTGAGCGCCACCGACTCCGCCATGAGCGCGCTCAAGCAAGCCTACGCCCTCAACCCCAACGCCTTCACCGGCACGTTGGGCGACCGGGCGCAGCGCGCGGCGCTGGAGCGCACGCAAGGCGACAACCCGCGAGTTGTGGCCACCCGGACGATGGAAAACCTGCTCAAGAGCCAGGCCCTCGCCAAGCTCAAGGACACCTTCCCCGGAGCAATCTCCAACGACGAGCGCAAGGCGCTGGAGGCGCTGCAAGGCATCGATTCGTTCAGCGTCGAAGAGCGCGGCCGGATCATCCGCCGCGCCTACGAATCCCTGCAAAGCGCCCGCGCCCGACAAGCCAAGCGCCTCAACGAAATCCGCCAAGGCCTCTACCGCGACACAACCCCCGCCGGAGGGATTGAATAATGGCCGACAACCGCGTGAGCATGCCCGTGGGCCTGGCCCGCGCCGCCTATGGCCAGGGGTTGGGCATGGGCTGGGGCGACGAGGCGGAAGCTTGGCTCCGGTCCAAGTTGGGCCAGGGGCGTTACGAAGACCTCATCAAGCAAATCCGCGCCGAGCAGGCTCAGTTCGGCAAGGACTACCCCATCACCAGCGGCGCGGCCGAGCTGGCGGGCGGCGTGTTGCCGGGCGTGGCCATGATGCTTGTGCCGGGTGGACAACCGGCGGGTGCCGCGCAAATCGGCCGTTCGGCGATTGGAACGCTGGCGCGCATGGGCGCGTTGGGTGCAGGTACCGGCGCGATCAGCGGTGCGGGTTCTGCCGAGGAAGGCCAACGGGTCGGCGGCGCAATGGCCGGCACGGCGCTCGGCGGTGCGTTGGGGGTGGCGACGCCCGTGGCGATCCGCGGCACGACGAGCGGCGCGCGGTGGCTGCGGGACAAGCTCGCGCCCAGCGCCGAGCGGGCCGGTGAGCGCGCAGCAGACAAGCTCAACCGCGCCTTGTCGGAAGCAGGCCTCACGCCGCGCGACATCCCCGGCCGCATGCAGCGCGACGTGCAACAAGGCGTCCCCTCCGTCGTGGCGAACGTCGACCCGGCGTTGGTGGACTTGGCCGAGACCGTGGCGCAGCGCTCGGGCCGCGGCGCGCGCAAGGTGGAGGACGTGCTCACGCGCCAGAAGCAAGGCTCGCGCGAGCGCACGTACCAGCGCACCAAGAAGGAGCTGGGCGGCGGCAACTATTACGCCGACGAAGAAGCGCTCGTGAAAGACCTGCGCGAGCGGGCCAAGAGCGTGTACGACGAGGCTTACGCGCAAGGCGACGTGGACGATCCGCGCATCGCGGAGGTGCTCAAGAATCCGCAGTTCCAGGCCTTTTTCAACAAGGCCCGCAGCATCGCTGAAATGGAAGCCCAGGCCGCCAAGCTCCGCGGCGAAGACCCCAGCAAGTTCGCGCTGCCCGAGATTTACAAGCCCTCTGGCCAGTTCGACGCCAACGGCAACGAGATCCTCGAGCTGGCGCGGCTGCCGGACGTGCGCACGCTCGACTACATCAAGCGCGGCATCGACGCCGTCATCGACAAAGGCTTCGACGGCAACGCGCTGAGCAAGACGGAAGCTTCCGCGCTGCGCGACTTGCGCCGCGAGTTTGTGAACGCGATCGACGAGAATGTCCCGGCCTACCGCGCCGCGCGGCAAAGCTATGCGGGCGACATGGAAGTGATCGACGCTATGCGCACCGGGTTCAACGAGTTCGGCTCGCTGGACCACGAGCAAATTGCCTCGATGGTCGCGAAGATGACCCCGACGGAAAAGGAAGCATTCCGCACCGGCGTGATTCGCAACATCTACGGCAAGATCATGGGGCCGTCGCAGAACATCAATGCGGCGCAACGGCTAGTGGGTTCGCCCGAGATGGAGTCCAAGCTCCAACCCCTGTTCGACAACCCGGGCCAGTTCCGGCTGTTCAAGGCGGCGCTCGAGCGCGAGGCGCAACTCTTCGCGCAGGCCAACAAGGTGCTCTCCGGCTCCCAAACCGGCAAGCGCCGCGAGCTTCAAGCCGCCTTCGAAGCCGACGAGGAAGGCGGCGGCATCGTCGGCGCGGCGGCCAAGGGCGCCTTCGGCGACTTCAAGGGCGCGCTCGGCACGTTGGTTTCCCGCGTGCTCGGCTCCAACCAGTTCAACGAAGAGACCGCCGGGCGGCTGGCCGACATGCTTATGTCGCGCGACCCCACGGAGGTGGCCACCGTTGTGCGGTTCCTGGAGCAGCGCGCGGCGGCCGCAGCTCCCGCAGCGCGGAACGCCACCGCGGCCGAAGCCGGCGCGGTCACGGGGTTGACGAGCGGTGCTTGGCCCGACCCGGCGTTGCAAGGGCCGCCCGCCGACATCGAAGCGCCAGGGGCGGAAGCTGGGGTGATTGAACAGATGATCAAGGCGGGCCCCAGCATCGACGAGCCCGCACGCTGAACCGAGTCTCCTCGATCGCACCGCGAGGGCGATCCCCTCGGCCCCGTTCAGGCGAGTCCTGGCGGGGCCTCTTTTTGTGGCACGTCGAAGTTCACCGCGTCGCGCCGCTCGAGGATTATGCGCAGGTGCTCGGCCGCGGCGGCTTGTCCGTCGAGCTCGGCGCGCTCAATGGCGGCCAAGAGCTTCTCGCGCGGATGCCCCCAATGCAAGCCCGGCCCCAGGAGCCGCTGGATGTATTCCCAAGGCACGTTCAACCGCCCGCCGCGTGCAGCGCGTGCCAAGCGCGCGTGATCAGGTCGGGGCGCAGCCGCCGGTTGAGCTCCACGGCCAAGTCCAGCGCCCGCTCAATGGCGACCGTTTTGGCCGGGTCGTAGGCGTCCAGCTCCGCCATCTGCACGCAAGCCGAGATCGCCCCGCGCATCACCCGCACCGCCGGCTCCTCGCCGCCGACCTTCGGGTCCAGCTCCGCGGCATAAGCCAACACCGACATCACCGTGCCGATCGCCAAGCAATAATCCGCACACGGCTCGCCGCGCTGCGCCATGTACAAGCGGATCTTGTGCGTCAACACCGAGGAAGCCAACTCCCGCTGCGCCACTGCGCGCGCCACGGGATTGTTGGCCGTGTTGCGGTTCACCCGCTTGTGATACACAACCACTCACTCCTTTTCCGGGAACTTGGGCAGCGGCGCCCAGTGCGTGAAGAACTTGTCTTTGGGGCGCGAGAGCGTGCCATAGACCGCGACGCCGTAGTGTTCGTTGATCAGCTGCAACTTCACCCCGACGGGAACGTCAGAGTCGATGCGGCGCCAAAAATATTCCGGGTCCACGGCCGCCGCGCGGTCATTGGTGACTTTCAGGTTGGAGTTCATTTCAGCGGGTTGGTGAGCATTTTCTGCAAGGACGCCAAGCGCGTCTTCTGAAAATTCACCATATTGTCGTAGTAATCGCGCATCCGCTGGCACTCCAACAAGCTGCGCTGCGCATCTTCGTACTCGCGCTGGGCGAGCACCTCGGCGCTGGGCTTGCGGAACAGTTCGACAACCCAGCTGGGGGCAAACATCTGATTCATTGTTGCGTCTCCGACTTGAGAATTTGGGTGAGCGTGGCGCTGAGGGCGGAAACGCCCCCGTTGCAATAGTGCAGCCGCGGCGCGGCGCGGTATTTGTCTTGGACGGAATGGTTGATGAACTTGGTCATCAAGACGACGTGCGCCCGGCGCACCGGCTCGCGGCGCACCGCCTCGTCTGCGGTGAGGTGCGTGATGTTGAGCTCGGGGAACACCTGCATGATCGCCGCGGCTTGTCCGTCCAGCAGCCCCACAATCAGCACGCCCGGCCGGTTGGGGCGCTCGGCGGCTGCGGCTTGCGCCTGGACGGGGGTGGGCAGCTTGCACTCTTGCCGCAGCGCGAGCTTTTCGGCCACCTTCTGGGCGATCTCGTCGCTGAGAACCTCCACCAAGCTGGCCAGGATCTTGGCCAGGCTGGCCGAATCGGGCTGGGTTGGTGCCGGGGCAGCGGGCGGGGTCGATTGTGGCTCAGGCGTGGCCGAATCCATGCGCTCGAGGGCCAGGCCCTTGGCGTCCTCGATCCAACCGCGCATGCCGCTCATCACCGCACCTTGAATCTTGCGGCGGCGCTCGGCGGGGAAAATCATCTGCGCGTCGCGCAATAGCGCTGTGTCGCCTTGTTTGTGGCCGCGCAACAGCAACCGCGTCATCTCGTCGCGCAACAGCAACCGCTCGGCGTGGCTCCAGTGAATCTTGCTCATCCGTTTTCCTTTCTAAGTTCATCCGCCCAAGAGCGGCACCACTATTATGCCCGAAAGGCATCTCACGGCAAACCCCGAGAAGGAGGGTTTTCCCTCCCGGGGTTGCGTCAGGCTCAAAAGCCCGCGGCGGGGGCGGAGGCTTCGGCTTCGGGGGCGTCTTCGTACTTCACTTGGACGCCGCCCTTGGCGATGTTGGCGTGGAACGCCTTGGCCGCGGCGTAGACCTCGGGGCGGTCGACTTGGCCGGCCAGCTCGAACTTGACGCCGAACCAGGTGCCCTTGTCGTTGGCCTCGGGGATGGTCGTCACGCGCACAACGTTGGCGAACGTCGGCGGCGTGAACATCTGGCCGGCCGCATTCTTGAGCTTCACGGAGGCGAGCGCCGACATGAGCGTCTTGGACTTCTTGATCTGGGTCGAGGTGAGGGAGAGCAGCGCTTCGGTCCAAGCGCCGGTCTTCTCGTCGATGATCAGGACGTAGTGGTTGCGCGTGTCGTTGAAGCGGTCAGACTTCTTGTCGCTCACGGAGCCGTCCGGCTCGGGGGCGTAGAGCTTGCCTTCCAGCTCGACGATCTGCCCTTTGGCGCGCATTTCAGCCACATCCTCGGGCGAGAACGCACCCTTGAAGCCGCCGCCGTTGTCGCGTGCGCCCCAGCGCAGGAACTCGCGCCGGTAGGAGCAGGGCACGATCAGCACGCCTTCCTTGCCGGAGAACATGCGGCTGGTGACGTTCTCGAACAGCATGCCCGCCCGGGCGCCTTCGATCGCGGCGCCGGAGGCCTCGTCGACTTGCGGCGAGCCCTTTTGCAGCACGCTCAGGAACGGAATCGCGAACGACTCCTGCCCAGCACCTTCCATGCCCGCGCCCGCGTCGGCGGCAAAATCCATCAGGCCGGCCGCGGCCAGCGCGGTGCTCTTTTCTTCCACAACCGCCACAGCGGATTCGTCTTTCTTAGCCATAGTTCACTTTCTCGTTGGGTTTGCCGCGCACAGAAAGCGCCGCGCGGCAGAGCGCTCCGCTCACTTTTTGAGCGAGATCTTGACTTTGTTGTAGGGGAACACGCCGAACAAGTCGAAGGGCACCGGCCGCCCGGCGGCCATCTGTTCCTTCACGAACGACTTCAACGTGCTGGGGTGCACCCGCTCGACCATCTCGCCGCCCACCGAGTTGGCGCACTCGACGGCGGCGTCGTGCTCGTCGCGGCCGAACTTGACGACCACCTCGGTCTTGATCAGGCCGCCGAACCCGTTGTTCACCAACCAGTCGTGCGCGGCGCGCCGCTTTTCCTCGGTGATCGCGCAGTTCACCTCCGGGGTGACTTCGATCACCTCGCCGCTCTTGAGCCGGAAGGTCTCCAAGCCCAGCTCGCCCATGAGCTGCGGCAAGTCCTCCTGCTCCACGCGGCGCACGTCCGCCTTGGCGACTTCCAGCTGGCGCTCGAGCGCGGCGACGCTTTCGCGCAGCTGCACCAGCAACTCCGCCATCTTGATCGCCCGCTCCAGCGAGGGGCCGGCTTGCTGCGGCTGGGCCGCGTCTGCTTCAAAGTCGATCACACCTGGGCCTCCACGGAGAGATAGCTGCTGGAGAGGCGATCCCACTTCAGGATCCGCAGCAAGCCGCCGGTCTTCTTGGCGGCCAAGCACGCGGCTGCAGCGATCAGCGACGGGTCGCCCACCGCCACGATGTGGTCGTCGGGGCCGTAGTCCTTCATCTGTTCGCGCAGCGCCACGATTAATGGGTTGATGTGCAGCCGGTTGGCGTTCGGGGGCAGCATGACGACGAGGTCGCCGAACTCCTTGGCGGGTTCAAGGTTGATCGAAGGCACCCAAAGCCGCGTGGCCGGGTCGTACTTCGAAGGCACCTGCGGGGCGTAAACTTTTGCCATTGCGATCACAGTTCCTTTCTGAGGAGGGGATTATCCCTCGGTCGGGCCGCGCGCGTCGCCCAGCACCAGTGCGGCAACGCTTTTCTTGCGCTGGAGGTTGCGCGCAATTTTCTCGTCCACGGTGTTTTCGGCCACCAAGTCGATGTACACCACGTTCTTCTTGGTGCCAATGCGGTGGCAACGGTCTTCGGACTGCAGGCGGTGGTCCAGGTCGAAGGAGTTGCTGTAATAAAACACCGTCTCCCCCGCCGTGAGCGTGAGCCCGATGCCCGCGGCTTGCGCGTTGCCGATGAAGCAGCGGATCTCGGGATCATTTTGGAAGCCGTCCACGGCCGCTTCGCGGTCTTCGCGGCTCGTCGCACCGTAGTACGTCACGCATCGCACCCCCGCCGCGGCCATCGCGTCGCGCACGGCTTCGATCTCCTCGATGAACCGGGCCCAGACGATGAACTTGCCGTCCACGTCCTGCACGGCGTCCATGAGCGCCTTGAGCCGCGGATTGTCCTCGCTCACGTATCGCACGTCGCCGCCGGGCACCACGACAAAGCCGCTCGTGATCTGTTGCAACTTCACCAGCGCGGCCAGCTCGCTCACGGGCAGCTCCGTGCGGTCGTCGAGCTCGATGCGCTGCTCGTCGGCCATCTTCTCGTACGCGCGCCGTTGCTCCGCGCCGAGCTCGAAGGGGAGCACCTGGTAGATCTTCTCCGGCAGGTCCAAGCAATCCTTCTTCAGCACGCGGAACGAGTGCGGCTCCAGGAGCTTTTGCAGCTTGTCGAGGTTGCGGTATCGCGGCGAGCCGTCGGGGTTCTTGGCGACAATCTGGGCGAAGGCCGCGCGCGGGTTGCGCCGCACCATGTTTTGCATGAGCGGGTGCGTGGCGGGGAGCAGGTCGCTGTATTCCGCCACAAAGGCCCGGTAGCTCGTCGTGCCCAACAAGCCGCTTTCCAGGAACTCCATCTGCGCGAACACGTCCGTCGGAGCCCGGGTGATCGGGGTGCCGGTCGCGATGCGGGCGCCCAACGCTTGTCTGCGCAGTTGCATGAGCGCCTTGGTGCGGCCGGCGTCGGGGTTCTTGATGCGGCCGCTTTCGTCGACCACAATGATCGCCTTGGTCGCGTTCAGGAACCGCTCGCAAAACTCGTAGCCCTTCTTGGTCACCAGCGCATCGATGTTCACGGCCAGGATGCGCAGCGGCACGGGGAACCCCTCGGCACGCGGCTCCAGGATCTGTTCCAGGTGCCGCTGGTAGCGTACCCCCGCCCCGGAGCGCCAAGCGCGCGCGACAATCTCGCCTTCCATGTGCGTGGGGATCTCGCGGTTGATCCAGTTGAGGTGCACTCCGTTGGGCGCGACGACCAGCGCGGCGTCGATGGTGCCCTTGGCGTAGAGGCGCTCGATGTCGGCGAGCAAGGTCCAGGTCTTCCCCGTGCCCTGCTCCATGAACAGCGCGTAGGTGCGCCGCCCGACCATGCGCTGGACCGCTTCCAGCTGGTGCTTCATGCCCGCGGTCTTCACGCCTTCCCCTTGTTGCCGAGGCTCACGAGCAACTCGACCACAGCGTGCACCCCGGAGCAGATTGCGGCATTCTGGAATTGCACCGTGTTGTACGCGTTCACCTCGTCGGCGCGCTCTCCGCTGAAGGCCCAAACCTCCTGCCCCACCCCGACGACGATCAGCGACGTGCCGCCCCAGTTGCGCCAGTCCAGGTGCCAGTTCTTTTGCACCTGGCTCAGGCCCGCGTCGCCCAGCACCCGGGTGTTGGCCCGCGCGGGCCAACCGTCGACTTGCTTGAGCTCGACGGGCACAAAGCTCCCCGCCACCAAGGTGTCCACGTCCGGGCGGCCCACGCCCACCACGTTTTCGATGCGTTCGGTGCGCACCCGCCCCGCGCACGCGGCGCGGAGCTTGTCCCACAAGCGTTGCTCAGGCTTCCTCACGGAGCGACTCCTCTCTGTTGAGCACCTTCATGCGCTCGACCTTGATCATGCCAAAATTCGGGATCTTCCTGCCGCGCACCAGGATCACGTCCTGCTCGGCCACGAGCCGCTCCATTGCGATGCGCCCGAGCGGCTCGAAGTCCTTGCGGTCCACCCGACAGATGATCGGGATGCCTGTGTCGTCCTTGCAGAAAAAGTCCGCAAAGATCGTCGGCCCCGTCAGGCGGCGGCCGTCCCGCCGCGCCACGCGCACGGTCTCATTTTCGTCGCGCAGCTCCTTCTTGACGACCTTGCCGATGAAGAGGATGTCGCCGCGGTCAGGCATGGCGTCGGCTTTGTAGATCACCGAGCCCACCCGGCACCCGTGCGCCACGGGGTCGGCGTACCAATCAGCGTACTGGCGGCTGATCGGGTACAGGTCGCCGAACTTCACGTGCGCCTCGGCGATGCGCTTCTTGAGCTTGTCGTCGACCTTGCCCAGGCGGCGCGCTTCCACGGCGGCGACCGCCTTGGCGGGGCCGAAGCCCACCAGGTTCAAGTATCCGCCCACGAGCCGCCCCTCGCGCACGGCCCAGTTCACGTCGCTCAGCTCCGGGTCGAACGCGACGTATTCGATCCCCTCCGCGGCCATCTCGCGCAAGATCTCCATCGTCTGGTCGTCGTCCTTGGCCGACCGCAAGCACGCCGCCGCGTATTCCAGCGGGTGGTACGCCTTCATCCACGCGCACCAATAGCTGATCACCGCGTACGCGCAGGTGTGGCTCTTGTTCATGCCCCACGCGCCGAAGTTGCAAATCTCGTTCCAGATCTCGTGCGCCGTGCCCTCGTCGATGCCGTCTTGCGCCGCGCCGGCGATGAACTTTGCGCCTTGCTGGTCGAAGAACTCCTTGCCCTTGCGGCCGGACATCGCCTTGCGGATCACGGTCGTCTCGTCCCAGGAGAACTTGCCCAGGTCGCGCACGATGCGCATCACCTGCTCCTGGTAGAGCACCACGCCGTAGGTGTCGGCCAAGAGCTCTTCGAGGGCGGGGTGCGTGAACTCGACCGGCTCTTGCCCCGCCTTGCGCGCGATGTACTTGCCCGTGGCGCCGCCGCCCAGCGGCCCCGGCCGGGCCAGCGCCGTGAGGTGGTCCACCGTGCGGAAGTTGTCCACGTGCACCTGCGCCGAGATGGTGCGCTGGCTCTGCCCTTCAAACTGGAAGATGCCGGTGTACTTGCGCTGATTGAAAACGTCCAGCACCGCCGGATCGTCCAGCTTCAACGCGTAGAGCTGCTCCGCGGTCACGACGCCGCTGTCCTCGATCACGCCCAGCGTCCGCAGCCCCAGCGCGTCGATCTTGAGCAGGTTCAAGTATTCGCTGTCGGGCTTGTCGATGTGCGCCACGCCGTCCGGGCCGATGGTGCAGAACTCGTCCACAGGCACGTTGCACACGATCACCCCCGCGGCGTGCACCCCGGTGTGCCATGCGTGGTTTTCCACCTCGGACATGATGACGGCCTTGGGGTACCGCTGCATGAACTTCTTGCCGGTGTCGGTGTTGTTGAGGGTGTCTTCGAGCCCCTTGCCGTACCTAGAGTCGCCCGAGCTGTATTCGATCAGCACGTTGAGCAGGTCGAAGCGATCCTTGTCGGGAATTCCGAATCGCTTGCACACCTCAGCCATCACGGAGCGCGGCTTGAGCGTGTTCACGTTGCCGATGCGTGCCACGCAGTTGCGGCCATACTTGTCGGCGAGGTAGTCGAACACCTGATCCCGCTTCACGTCGCTGAAGTCAATGTCGATGTCGGGCAAGTCCTTGCGCGTCAGATCAATGAACCGCTCGAACAGCAACCCGTGCGGGATCGGGTCGACCTCGGTGATGCCCAGCAGGTAACAGAGCAGCGACCCCGCCGACGAGCCGCGGCCCGGGCCGACGAGCATGCGCTGCTTGGCCCACGCGATCAGGTCGGCCACCACAATGAAGTAGCTCTCGAAGGCTTTTTGCTCAATCGCCACCAGCTCCCGCTCCAGCCGCGCGGCGTAATGCTCGGGCCAATCGGGCAAGTGTCCGAGCGCGAGCCGCCGCAGCCGCCCCTCCTCGGCCAGCGCGCGCAAGTCGCCGGCGACGCGGATGATCGGAGCCGTGGGCAGCGCCCCCGCGCACCGCTCGGCCACCTCGTGAGTGTTGCGCACCGCCTGCGCCCACGCGGCTTCGTCCAGGCCGCGAATGTGCTGGCGCAACTCGGCTTCCGTCAGCAACCACTGCGGCGTCGTCGCCTCGCGGCCGCCGATCGCCATGAATGCGTCGTAGTCCTCTCGGCGCGGGTAGCTGTTGGCGCTGGTGATGACCAAGGGTTTTCCCGTCCTGCGGGCCAGCGCAATCGCCGCGCGCTGCTCGACGGGGCTGTTGGGGTTGAGGTCGACGTAATCGAACAGGTCGGGGTCGGTCAGCCCGGGGCCGGAAAAGCGGACGACGCCCGGCGCGGCGCGTAGGAGTGCCAGCGGGTCGGCATCCTTGGCCCGCAGCGCGGTCGACCAGCGGTAGAAAGCACGCGTATCTTCAGCCAATGCCCACGCCTGTGGCTTGCGGCCGTCGGGGAGGGGAACGGTGAGCTCGGTGCCGAACAGTGGCTTGAAGCCGGCCTTCTCGGCCGCCTTGGCCCACCGGACGTGCCCCCAGGTGCTGCCGTCCACGATCCCCGCGGCCGGAGCGCCCAGCGATTGCACGGCGGCGGCCACCCGAGGCACCGGCCCGAAGGCCTGCCGGAAGCTGAACTCAGTCCTGCACCGCAGCTGCGGGAGGGTCATCCTGCTTCTCCTCTTGTGCCGCGGCGTCCAGGTCGTCGAAGGCGACCGAGTGCAGCCCCATGGCGACCATCGCCTCGACGAGTGCCTCCACGTCCTCCAGCGCGCGGTGGGTCTGGGGCAGGGGCTTGCCCGTCGCGTACTCGTAGAGCTCGATGAGCTTCGGGTTGCGGCCCCAGATGCCCCGGTTCATGCCCACGGTGCAATATTCGCCGCGGGGCCAGGGGAAGTCCAGGCAGTCCACGCGCTTCAAGTCGTTGCGCAGCATCAGCCGGTCGAAGGGCAAGTTGTGCGCGAACACGGCGAACGCTTGCCCGAAGATGTGCCGCAGCGCGGGCAAGCACTCCCCGAACTTGGGCGCCCCGACGAGCATCTCGTTGGTGATGCCGGTGATCTTGGTGATCTCGGCGGTCACCTCCTCGCCCGGGTGGACGAGCTGCGAGTAGGTCTCGACGATCTTGCCCTCCCGGTCCAAGAGCGCGGCGCCCAGCTCGATGATCTTCGGTTGCTTTTCGAGCGGGGCCGAAGGGTGCAGGGGGAGCCCGGTGGTTTCGGTGTCGAACACCACCACGTATTGCGTCATTGCTGTTCAGCCTTCTCGCGGCGCACGATGAACTTGAGGTCCACCCCGAGCACGGCGCGGGTGTCGAAGATCACGTACTGGTACTTGCGGCCGGTTTCCACCAGGAACGGGTTGGTGTGGCTCTCGGTGAACACCTCCTGCGCGACCTTGTAGCCCAGGTCGGCAAACTTGCGACGGAAGCCGTCCAGCTCTTCAGCGGTGCAATGCATGCCGATGTGGCTGACGGAACCCACGTGCGGCTCCATCCAGTTGGGGCCGCGGGTGTAGTGCAGCACCTCGAGCTCGAGCGGCTTGCCTTCCGGGCGGGTGCTGTCGTAGTTGAACGCCAGGTCAGCCTCGTTCTTGCCCGGGACGCCGTGCACGCGGCCTTCGGCCACCACGTGGTCCCGCACCCAAGACACGAGCCCGAGCTCTTGCAGCAGCTCGACGGCTTTTTCGGGGTTCTTGGGGCAGAGCGCGACTTGTTCGATGAAGAAGTTCATTGTTGTTTCCTTGAGAGTTGAAGTGGTGGGCCTACTCGCTGCACCGGGGCTCAATGCCCATGGGACGTGTCCGCGGCATCCGCTTTCGGCCCGTGAATCATTCGGCCCGCTGCGCGGCGGCGAGCTCGTTCTTGAGCGCAAAGCCCATGAGCGGCCAGACCTTGTTGACCGCGTTTTGCTTGGCGATGCGCTTGCCGATTTCGGAATCGAAATTCTCGGGGCTGGCGCAAGCCGATTCGCCCGTCACCGTGAAGCCGTTTTTCAGGATCAGCACGCAGAACGTGAGCAAGTTGAGCGGCGGCGAGTTGTCGTTGAAGTCCACGTCGTGCGAGATTGTCACGTTGTGGTTGCCCCAAATTGCCGCGCCCAGCGAGCCTTGCGCCGCGGTGAAGTAGTGTTCGCTGTCGATGTTCGCTTCGATGTCGGCGAGCGTGATGCGCGGGGCGGTGAGGCCTTTGTCCTTGATGGCCTGCTCGATGGCGGCGTCGTCGGTGCGGGGAGATTGAACGTTGAACATGTGCTGGGCTCCTGGTTAAACTTTGTTCTCGTCGATGCGGTGGTCGCCGCACCAGTCGGTTTGGTACACGACCGGGTACCCGCCCATGCTCGGCGCGTGGCGGCGGCATCGGCCCACGATCGGCGCTTCCGGCTTGTTCGTCAAGCCGCCCGGCGTCTTGGGCACGAACCACACGCACGTGCGGCAGCGCATGCCTTGTTGGCGGCCCGCCCAAGGATCGCTGCGCTGGGCGTATTGCTTGTCGAACTCGCGCTCGGCCATCGCAGCTTCCGCCTTGGCCTTCAGCGCGCGTTCGATGCTGGCGCGCTCGGGGGCGTGATCGCGCGTGGCTTCCGCCGCACGTTGCATTGGGTCTTGTTGATAGCTCACGTCAGGCTCCATAAGGAAGGATGCACCCGGTGAGGTACTTGTGGTTCTCTTTGCGCTCCAGCAGGTAGCGCACAAAGTCGGCGAGTCGCTCGGGGTCGGTCTCTTCACCGGCGAGCAGCGCATTGAGCTGGTATTGCTGCGCGTATTCGGGCGTCCAACCGCGCAGGGCGACCACCTGATCCTCGATGTCTTTGGACATCTCGGTGCCGCGGAGCTTGTTGGGGCTGATGCCGAAGACGGTGATGCCGTGCTTCTTGGAAAGCTCCCGGGCCATCTGGAGCGTCATAATGTGCGCGGCCCCCTTGGAGGCATTGTAGGCGAGGGACGTCGTCATCGGCATGTGCGACGCGTTGCTCACGATGTTCAGCACGGTGCCCTTGGAACGCACCAGCGCGGGCAGCGCCCACTGGGTCATTTTGTAGATGCCCTTGGCGTTAATTCCCATCACCTCATCCCACTGCTCCTCGGGCAAGTCCTCCAGCCACGCGGTCTTGTTGATCCCGGCGCAGTTGATGAGGACGTCCAGCGAATCCGGCGCGAGTCGGGTGCGGTTGGGGTCGCGCACATCGTCGCCCATCTTGCGGTCGAACTCGAGGACAAGGTGCCCGTCGCCGCGCAGCGCGTCAGCGATCGCCTTGCCCAAGCCGGCCCCCGAGCCGGTCACCAAAATCGTGCTCATTGCTTGTCCTCTTCTTGCTGTTCAATGTTGATGGCTTCGCACATCGCGGCGTAGACTCCCGCGTCGTGGATCGAGTCTTGATGCTTCAGGCCGCTGATCGCGTACCGGCTGAGCTTCACCAATATGAGCTCGAACAGGTGGAACTGATCCGAGTGCAACAGCGCGGGCGGCACCCCGTTGGGGAAGAGGATGGCCATCATGGGGCCAACCATCTTGTAGTTGCTGCCATACACCGCATTGCGTTCGCGGAACGTGGCCGCCATCGCGTCCAGGATGTCCGCGGCGCTCTTGTGCGCGCTTTGAATGCTCATTCGGTCACCTCGTCGTAGGTTGCTTCAAAGATGTCGGGCTTGCAGGGGTAGAACTCGCCCTTCACGCCCCGGATCACGTAGTCGCCCACGGCGGCTTCCATGACGCCTTCGAGGGTGCGGATTGCGATGGCGCGGTGCTTGGCGTCCGCGGTGCCGCGCACCACGTGCCCGCCGCACCACACCGCAACGTCTTCCAAGTTGAACACAGTCACCCGGTGCGCCTCAACGACCACCGGCTTCTTGCGGTACTTCACACGGCCTCCTTGCGGCGCAGCTCTGCGGCCTGCGCGCTGTTGGCGCCAACAATCATTGCGTTGCCGGCGATAGCGCCCGGCGGGGTGTACGCGCACACGTCATGCGCCGCGCGGACGTAGGCGTCGATGCTGTGGCGGCGGTACATGTCCACCACGTCCTGCCGGTCGTCGTAGGCGGCGGCGATCGACTTCCAGCTCACCCCGTAATGCTCGGGGAGCCAGTGGAGCATCTCACGCTTGAGCTCCATGGAGTGCCGGTGGTCGTCGTTGTTGCGCATGACCAGGTGGTCGAACGGCACCGCATTGCGCCGCAGCCACTCCTCGGTGATCGCCCGGTAGAGCACCGGCCGCGCCGTGAACACAATGACGCGCTGCCCCGGCCGCGTGGCTACATCGGTGTTCACAAAGTCGTCGAATCCGCTGAGCGAGTGGTACTCGTGGTAGCGCTCCAGCGGGCTCTTCTTGGACCAGTCGATGCGCGGAATGCGCCAGGCGTCGTCCGAGATGCAGTTGTCGAGGTCGACAATCACGTAGTTCACGATGGTTTCCTTTCTAGTTTCTGCGCTCGAGATTTTCGTTGATCTCGCCGAGCTTGAGGATGGCCAGCAAAGCTGCGCTAGCCCAAAATGTCCGGTCGTTGCCTTGTGCGTAACTGGCCGCGACCATGATCCACAAGGCCAGCTGGCTCAGCGCGGAGATGAGCGGGGCGACGCCAATGATCGCGCGACGCGTGCGTTCGTACTTGGTCATTTGCGGGCCTCCAGCATGGCGTCGGCGATTTGATAAGCCCTGGCCGCATACGCCTCAGGCTCTGGGATGGCGTTGTCTTTTTTCCAGCTACCAGCCAACAACCCCTGAATCGCCTTCGCCGCAAAGTAGTCGCGCAGCGTCATGCCGTAGAGATGGCGCTGCTCCTGCCCGCTCAAGGAGCGGAACGTGCTCGGGAAGGCGCGCTCAATTGCGTCCAGCTTGTCGAATTCGTTCATTCTACCTCCGCGAGGTCGAGCAGGAAGTACCACAGCGCCAGCTGCTCACACTGCGCGGCCCCGGCCAGGTCGCCGCGCTCGGAAAGGCGCGCCCAGCGGTCGGTGTAATAGCATGACCACCCGTAGCGGTCGTTGGGGGAGCGGGTGATGTTCATGCTGCGACCTTTTCCTTGGCGCCCTTGGGCCAACCCGCCTTTGTGAACTCGGCCACCACGTCGACCACCGTCGGCAGCGAACGACAAGCCGCGGGCTCGTCGGCGGGCAAGTACTTTTCGAACTCCGGCAGCGCCGCGGCCAGCGCCTTGCGCGTCGTCACGCCATAGGCGACCGCGTGCAACTTGCGCTCCAGCGCGGTGCGGGTTCGCGACTGCGCGAGGGCTTTTTCGCCCAGCTCGGTCAGGGCCTTCCAAACGGGGCGGTTCTCCAAGCAACGATAATTTGGCGCATGAGCGTACAAGCTGCTGATTCCCGCAGGCATCAAGATGCCCACACGTTCCAGCCAACCTGAGGCGCCAGCCTTTGCAAGATCGACCCCAGGGAAAACCTCGTTGAACATTTTGCTCAGCTCGGCGAGGGCAATCTTGTGTGCTTGCGCCGAGTGGTCTTCGGCAGGAACATCCTGCATCGCGGCTCGGATGAATGCGTCGCGGATTGTGTTGGTCATGCGCATGGCTCACATCCCCTTGCGCATGCGGTCGACGATTTTCAGCAGCCGACCCTTCTTGAGCAGGTCGCCGCCATACTCTTCCTCGGCGAACTTTTCGATCTCCGCGAAGTAGTCGCGCCCCTCCTTGAACAAGAACTTCTCGGCCCAAGGGTGCACGGCCAGCACGGCGTCTGCCATGGCCTGCGCGACCTTCTGGTATTCGCCCTGAGTGCGGCCGCCGGTGCGGCTCTTGGCCAAGTCGACGAACGCGCGCAGGTTGAACTTTGCGACGATGTTGGTGGAGATGTTGGTGGGGAGAATGCCGCGGGCGTCCTCGGCGGGCAGGCCCAGCTCCAGCAGCGAGCGGTATCCCGCCTTGATGTTCTCGTTCACGATGTCCACCACGCCGCGGGCGCGGGCATCAGCGGCCACGCGGTCGGTGTAGACGTAGTCATAGTCGCCCATCTCCAGCACGCGCATGGTCTGTTGGGCGTACGACGCATTGCGCGAGCGGACAAACTGGTGAGTGAACGCGCGGCTGACGCCTTCGATCAGGAAGACGTAGTCCACAAACTCCCACGAGCTGGGGATGGTGTTGGCCATGTATTCCAGCTCGGCCATCTTCTTCTCATGCGGCCATGCGCGGATCTCGTCCATCAGCCCCGGCGACATCGTCAGCCGCGTGTTCTTGGTGAACAGGAGCAGGTCGACTGCGTCGGGCGTGTAACTGATCAGGGTGACTTTCATGCTTCTTTCCTTTCTGAGTTGAGCCTTGCGCTGGAGCGGATCTGCCTCACCCGCGCGTCGGTGAGTCCGTATTCTGCCGCGACCTCCGTCGAAGGGCGCGGGTCGGCCGCGATGCGCTGGTCGCGATAAAATCGCGCCACGCGCTGGCGGATGTGTTGGCGGGCGCTGTTGAGCTCACGGGCGTCCGCCAGCATGGAGGTGTGCACCTCGTGCGAGATGAATGTGTGGCCGTTGGCGCAGGTGCGGTCCACGTGGTCGATCGTCCCGTCCGGCCCGGCGATGCGCCGCACCATGGTCGTCTCCGCACCGCAGAATTTACACATCATGGCGCGCGTCCTTTTGCCGCATCCGTTATCGCGTTCACAGCCCGGTCGACGGAGCTCTGGGCTTGCTTTTGCATGCCGTCGATGAAGCCGCGCTCGTACTCAGAGCGCTGCTTGCGGACTGCTTCGCCGTAGTTCCAAACGGCTTCGCCCAGTTGCTGCTCCAGCGCGGCGACGCGCGCGTCCATCACCTTCTGAGCAGCGGCGGTCGCGTCACGCACGCCCAGGTCGTACATGTCGCTCAGGTGCTTGCGGACGGCGTCGCTCAGGGAGTTGTTGTCGGCGGTCATGCTGCGGCCCTCCGCACATCGTATGCGTTGGCGCCGGCTTTCAACAGGCGCTTGATCACCGCGATGTCGTCCACCACGTCGTCCAGGAGGATGTTGCGCCACGTGGCGAACCGGCCCAGCGAGAATATGTTGTGTTCGTGCGTGAGGCGGAAGAGCAGCGCCTTGCGGGCGGCTTCGTCGATCGGGGCGATCTTGCCGTACTTCTGTTCGACGCGCTCCATGCGAGAGGCGTGCGGGAGCGTGATGCCGAACGCGCGGCCCACCTCCTCGTCGTCCTCGGGGCCGAGCTCGCCACCGGTCACCTCAATGATCAGGGTCTCCCCGGTGATCGACGCACGATACACGTTCAGGCCCGGCTCGGGGAAGTAGGCGGTTTGGAACACGTCCGCCCCGGGAATGCGGCAGCGGTACACCGTGATCGGCGCGCGGTGGAACGTGACGGGTGCCTCCACGCCCAGCTCCTTGAGCACCACGGGCAGCGGCGCGGTGTTCACCACCGGGTTGAGCGGCGCGCTGAAGTCCGCGGCCGAACCCCAGTGAATTCGGTCGCCCACCGCCGCCACCAAGGTGTCATACAAGTCGTCCGGCGCAATGAACCGCTCGGCCGGTTCGAGCCGCCAAATGCTGCGGTCGCCCTTGAGCTGGCCGGAGCCCAAGACCTTCTGGGCGTACAAATTGGCCCACCGGATGGCCGGTTGTTGGTAGGCGCCATCCGCCCAGAGGCCCTTGTGCACCCGTACCTTGCGGAACTCGACGCCCACCAGGTGGGCCACCGCGTCCGTGCGGAAGCGCAGCAGCGCCCGGTGCCCGGCGCGGGGAGCGGGGGCGGCTTCGAAGACCTGCGCCTGCGGCCAGGCGTGCGCGGCAATCAGGCCTGCGAGGCCCGCACCGATGATGTTGGGGTGTTGAGTCATTGTCAGTCCTGGAGGGGCTCGATGTGGCCTTTTTCGATGAGCTTTTGCAAGTGGCCGCGGACGGGTTGCTTGAGCAGCTCCTCGAGCGCCAGCACCGTGATCACGCCGCCGGGCGCGGAGCGCACGGCCCGCAGCACCGCGCCGCGCATGGAGCCTTCTTGCACTCGGGAGGTGCCCGCGCCGGTCGCGCGCACCCGGTCGAGCGTGGGGCGGGGGACTTGCTGCTCCGGCGGGAGCTCGGCCTTCTTGGGGCGCGGGGTGATGGGTTGTTGTTGCGCGATCTCGGCGTAGAGCGCGTGGCTCATGGTGCCCTCGGCGTACGGATTCTTGCCCAGCTCGGCGACGGTCTTGGCGACCGGGGCGGCACCCTTGGGGACGCCGGCCTTGCCGGATTCGTTTTCCGCCGCGAGGATGGCCATGCGCACGCGGGTGCGAGCGATGGGCAACGAGGGGAAGGAGGTGAGCGCCTCGCCGCGGAGGGCGTTCCAGGTGTGCACGAGGTCGGCCATGGTGGCGTCTTCGACAGCGGCTTGCGTGCGGATCAATTGTGGGGTCACGGCGTTGAGCTTTCTGAGTTGTGGGTGCGGATTATGGGGCGGCTCACCAGGTCTCGGCAACTTCTTCGGCGAGTCGCCACAGCTGCGCATTGTATTCGACCGAGCGCGTGATGTCGCTCAGCGGCCGGGAGGTCGCCGCGCGGCCCGAGCGGCTCAGGCCCTCAATGCCGCCGCGCACGGTGTTTTCCTGCAGCCGGTTGAACGTGGCCCACAAGTCGCCCTGGTCGTCTTCGGCGCGGCGCACCATCAGGAGGTCTTCAACTTCGAACCGGCGCGCATCACCCCAGCGCAGCTGCGCGGCGAACCGGGCGAACTCGTGGCGTTGCGCCTTGCTCAGGTCTTTCTTGGACCAGCGGTCGATCTTGTCGTAGAGCGTGTGCGTGTTCTTGGCCAAGTCGCGCATGCGCTGGATCAGGTCGGCGGCGGCGTCGCCCGAGTGGCGCACGACCTCCTTGCTGGCCACGTCGCCCACCACGAGCCCGTTGGAGCACACGAACCGGAACACCCCGGCCAGCACCCGCGCCGAGGACGAACCGTCGTGGCTGTTGGTGAGGACGATCCTCGGGACGGCCCCGTTGATGGGCTGCAAGTCGGGGTGGCGGAAGTCGAGCATGTGCTTGGCGTGCAGGCCATCCCGCTTGCGCGGCGCGGCGGAAGTGGCCGCGGCGACGGCCCACCCCTCCTGAGCAAAGCGCTCGACAATCTCCGCCGAGGAGATGAACTGGTACCGGGCCGAAACGTTGGCCGCGGGGGCAACGGCGCTCACGGCGCGGGGGAGAACAACGGTCATGGCAGAACTCCTGTGGTGTTGGGTTGAACAATCAGGCGACGAGCGTGAACTGGTGGTCGTCGAACACCGCGCGGCCGTTGGTCTTCAACTGGCCGCGGAACTTGATGTGGCGGCCCAGGGGCAGGCCGAGTTGGATGAACGCCTCGCGCACCGAGCGGTACTGCTCGGAGCGGCCCGCATAGGTCACGCGCACCGCGTGGCGCTGGGCACGGGCGGCGGCCACAGCCTTGTTGGTCCAGGACGCCTTGATCGCCGCCGCGCGCTCGGGGGAAGCCGCTGCGGCGTTCACTGCGCGGCCGGTGTCCATGTTCCACTCGTGCCCGCAAACGTGGTGCGTGGCGATGTGCTCGTCGACCACGCGCTGGCGACCCCGAGCGTCGTGCACGATGCGGCCGCTGGTCACGTCCTCGTGGCCGCCGCAAGCGGGGCAAACCGGGGTGCCGTCGACGAACGCTTGCTTGTACGCGAGCTTGGGCGCCTTGGGGTTCTTGGCGGAAGGCTTGGAGAACTTCAAGCCGGCCAACAGCGCGCTGACGCGCCGCTCGGCGGTCTTGCGGTCGGAGAACTTGTTGACGGGCTTGTTGGCGTGCTCGTTGTAGAACGCGACGAGCTCGGCGGTGGTGGCGGTTTGAACGTTGATCATGATTGAGTTTCCTTTCTGGTGGGGAGCGAATTGCGGGTTCAGGCGACGTTCACGCGCCAGGGGGAGCCGATCACGGCGTCGACGCCCGCAGCCTTCAGGCGGCGGATCACGGCCAGCGCGCGGCGATAGGGCAGGATGCGACCTTTGCGGCTCAGGTTGCGGCTCACGCCAGAGCCGGCCGGGAAGAAGCGGACTTCGTAGAGGTTGCGGGTCTTGGTCATGTCGGTTCCTTTCTGAGTTCGGGCCGGTCGCAACTCGACCGTGAACGAATTGTGACGAGAAAATCACATCACGGCAACATCTTTTTGACAAATTTGCAGGTGATTTCCCTGCCCCGCAACCATTTGTTTTCTTTTCCGGCCCAATATGCGGGGGTGAGCGCAGCTCTGCGGCGGGTTGCGCCGTGCCCGAGATGCCCGAGAATGCGCAACTTGTCACCCACAGAAAGGAAAATGTTCATGACCGAAAGCGAATCATTCCTCAGCGAGCTCGCGCAGGGCTTGCGGGAGGAGGAGCGGCTGATCCTCTGCGGCTTCCCCGGCGACCCGTACGAGGCCGGCCCGAGCGCGTGGCGCCCGCACCCTTGGGCGCCGGGGCGGGAGGTGCCCTTCGGGCCGCGGGACAACGCCTACGTCACGGTCGGCGCGTTCAAGCGGGCCGGCGACGGTTCGTTCCGCCGCCGCACCGAGACGTTCACTGCGGGGCTGGCGCTCATGGTGGACGACGTGGGCACCAAGGTCGACCGCGCCGCGGTGGAGGGGATGCAGCCCACCTACAAGATCGAAACCTCCCCGGGCAACGAGCAGTGGTGGTACTTCCTGAGCGAACCTGAACGGGACATGGCGCGGTTCGATGGGTTGATCCGCGCCTTCATCTCCGGCAAGCTCCTGGGCGCCGACCCCGGCATGAGCGGAGTCACGCGCGTCGGGCGGCTCCCGGGGCACCTGAACGGCAAGAAGGCGTATGGTGGGTGGACGACTCGGGTGACGGAGCGCAACGGGTCTCGGTGGTCCCCGCAAGAGCTGCTCGACGGGTTCGGGCTGCAGATTATGGGCCGCCGCGTCACGCGCGAAAAGCTCCCCACCGAAGAGGCGATCCACCGCAACGCGATGTTCGCGGCCGCGTACAAGTGGCTCGACCAGCGCAAC